TAGGTGAATATAAGCCTAAAGTATTTTGGGGAGAAAACGCTCCAGGATTTGCTGGTAAGATCGGTAAAACTGTTCGTGAAGAATTGAGAAGTATTGGTAAATCAAATGGATACACAATGTCTGTTTACCGTACTAAATCTCTATTGCACGGATCACCACAGGTGCGTGAGAGATCATTCTATTTCTTTTGGAAAGGTGACAAAACACCTCTTTTAAATTACTATAGTAAGCCTCATACACCTATTGAAGAAGTAATTCGTGGTGTTAAATCTAACTTCCAAACTGAAGTAATTAACCATAAGAAAAAGCCAACGGACAATCCATATTATAAATTCATCTTAGAAGAAATTCACGGTGGACGTACTCACAAAGAGCATGCGGCTGCTATTGAACCAACTTCTGCTCGTGGAGCATGTGTTTACAGCTATATTGAACAACAAGGTTATAACTATCTGCAAGTAGCTGAATGGATGGAAAAGAATGGTTATGAACGTGAAGTAGAGAAATGTAAGTACAAACATTCTAAACTTGAACAAGGTAAGAGCATCATGCGGCGTGGTGTTACTATTCCTAAGGATCGTATCGGTGCTTTTGTTGGTCACTATCCTTTAATGCTTGCTCATCCTGATGAAGATCGGTTTATCAATTATCGTGAAGCTATGACAATTATGGGATTGCCTGAAGACTTCGAATTAGTAGATGCTAACCCAAGAAATGCTAACCATATTTGTCAGAATGTTCCAGTTCAGACTGCTACAGACATGGCTACTGAGGTTAAAAAATATTTGAACAACGAACTAATAATGGTTGACACAGACTACGTTGTGCAATATAATCATAGACAAGAAGCGCAATACACCGAACGCGGTGCTACCCTTGAGGCATTTTTATGAGAAATGATTTTATCCTTGACTTTGAAACACTTGGTCAAGTAGCTTATAAAGCTCCAGCAATTGATTGTTCTTACATGGTTTTTACTTGGGATCGATTCCTTGAAGAGCCTTATTCGTTTCAAGAATTAGTAGGTATGGCTACTAAACAAAAGCTATCCATTAAAGATCAAATTACAAATTATGATTTTTCATATAAGGAAGAAGATCTCAAATGGTGGATGCAACAACCTCCTGAGGTAAAGCGTAATATTAAACCATTAGAAACAGACCTAACAGTCACTCAATTCGTAGATCGAGTAATTGGTTTCCTTCGTAGTAATCCGAATATTGATTACTGGTGGAGTCGAGCCAATGGTTTTGATCCTGTAATTTTGCATCACCTTTCTTTGGCAGCAGGTAAAGATAGGTTATTGAATGAATACCTTCCTCATTGGAGAGTTCGTGATACTCGTACATATATCGATGCTAAATTCAACTTCACAACAAAAAATGGATTCGTGCCCGTTGCAGACGCTGACCAATGGGAAAAGGTATTTAACGCTCATGATAGCTCTCACGACATCGCAGCAGATGTTTTAAGACTTCAAGCTATTCATAGAGCAGAAAATGAAATGGAGCAAGTAGAAATATGAAAATTGAAGTAAGCGTTGAGGAGCTACGCAAGTACAAATTGTTTGTAGGTACTCCAATGTATGGAGCACAATGTGCTGGTACGTACACTAAATCGTGTACTGATTTATCTCTTATGGCAGGTGCAAATGGAATTGATGTAAGATTCTATTTCTTATTTAATGAAAGCCTAATTCAAAGAGCACGAAATTACATAGTAGATGAATTTCTACGGTCCGATTGTACTCACCTAGTGTTTATTGATGCCGACATTGGATTTAATCCTCGTGATGTTTTAGGAATGCTTGCAGTTCAAATTCAAAAACCCGAAGAATATAATATTGTAACTGGCCCGTATCCTAAGAAAACGATTGCATGGGAAAAGGTTGCTCAAGCTTCTAAGCTTGGTAAAGGAGATGAAAATCCTTTTGAATTAGAAAATTATACAGCGGACTATGTGTTTAATCCTGTCAAAAAGCAAACAGCTTTTAATCTCTCTGAACCTCTGGAAATTGGTGAAGGTGGAACTGGATTCATGCTTATTCCTCGTGAAACTCTTGAAAAATTCAAAGAAGCATACCCAGAATTATCTTATAAACCAGACCACGTACGAACTAATAATTTTGATGGCACTCGCGAAATCACAGCTTTCTTTGATTGTGTAATCGATCCAGAAACCAAGCGTTATCTATCTGAGGATTACTTCTTCTGTAAGTGGGCTCGTAAAGCTGGTATGAAAGTTTGGCTATGCCCGTGGATTCAATTACAGCATATTGGTTCTTATGTGTTCAAAGGATCTCTTGGACATATTGGTTCTTTGGGAATGTCTGCTACCGCAGATAAAACAAGCAATAGGAAAAACTATAAAAAATAATGTTGACAATACGCAAAAATGATGTTACTATTAATAAATAACGAATGTGAAATAAGGAGCTCTACATAATGAAATTTAGTGAACGTACTCTTACGATTCTTAAAAGTTTTTCGACCATTAACAAATCTATCCTCATGAAGGAAGGTAATGTTCTTAAAACTGTAACGCCTGAAAAGACATTGGTTGCTTCGGCAACTATTCCAGATCAAATCCCATCACAGGCATGTGTATATGATTTGTCTCGTTTCTTGTCTATTCTAAGCCTTTATAAGGATCCAGATATCGAATTCCATGATAAATATTTCATGATTAAAGACGGCAAACAACGTACTAAATATGTTTATGCCGACATTTCCATGATCCATGCTGCGCCTGAGAAGGATATTCAACTTCCTTCAGCTGACGTTGTAGTGAATGTTTCATGGGAAGACATGCAGTCTGTTATTAAAGCAGCTGGTGTTCTTCAATTCTCGGAAGTTGCCTTTGTTGGTGAAGGTGGTAAAATCTACCTTAAAGCCATTGATGGCAATAACGATAATTCTGATGATTATGGTGTTGAAATTGGCACTACATCTGATGAATTTAAGATTATCATCAAAACCGATAATCTTAAACTTTTGCCTCAGGATTACCAAGTTACTCTATGCGCAAAGGGTATCTCTGAGTTCAAAAGCAGTGATGGTAATGTAACATATTATGTTGCCATTGATACTAAGTCGACTTATAGAAAAGGATGATAAATTATGACTGAACAAGCTCAACAGCAAGAACAGCAGGTACAGATTTCTCTACAGGATATCGCAACTGTTGTTCAAATGATCGACGTTGTTTCTCGTCGCGGTGCCTTTGAAGGTAACGAAATGGCAGGCGTAGGTATGCTACGTAATAAGATGGAGGCTTTCCTTCGTCAAAATGCGCCAAAAGATGGTGATGTTCCTCAAGGTCAGATGCCAACACCTGAAGCGCCGGCAGCTGTACCTGAAGATGCACCGCTTGCAGATAAGGTTCAGTAATGAACAAGGGCGGGGCAGTGTCCCCGCCTATTTACCGTAACTGTGAATTCTGTGGAAAAGAATTTAAAGTTGTACTTTTCCACAACTATGTGATATATTGTTCTAGCAATTGTGCTAATAACGCTCTTAATTATGAAAACGGTGAAACATGTCAATCGAATCAAAATCAAATGAAGTCCTCTACGTAGAAAAATATCGTCCACAAAAAATTGATGATACTATTCTACCAGAAAAAACTAAAGCAATGTTTAAAAAGTTTGTCAGTGATGACAGCGTCCCAAACTTGCTACTCACGGGTGGGCCAGGCGTCGGAAAAACCACGATTGCAAAGGCTATGCTCGAAGAAATGGGTTGTGACTATATTGTCAAAAACGGTTCTCTTAATGTTAATATCGATACCCTCCGGTACGAAATTTCCACTTATGCCTCGGCAGTATCCTTGGCAGGTGGCAGAAAATACGTCATCTTTGACGAGGCGGATTATCTCAACGCAACATCAGTTCAACCCGCACTCCGCAACTTTATTGAAGAATATTCAAGCAACTGTGGGTTCATCTTTACTTGTAACTTTAAAAATCGTATAATTGAACCACTTCGTTCTCGTCTGTCTGAAGTAGACTTTACGATTGAAACGTCTCAACGCCCACAACTAGCAGCTCAATTCTATAAACGAGTTCGTGCTATTCTTGACAATGAACAAGTTGAATACGACAATAAAGTTGTTGCAAAAGTAATTGAAAAGCATTTCCCAGACTTTCGTCGAGTTCTAACTGAACTGCAATCCTATGCTGCCTCTGGTAAAATTGATGAAGGTATCTTTGTTAATCTAAAGCAAGAGTCTATGGATGAACTCTTTAAACTTCTAAAGGGCAAAGACTTTACTAACATGCGCAAATGGGTTGCACTTAACTCAGATCAGGATATGAATGAAATGTTTCGTCGTATCTATGACATGGCAAATGATAAAGTTCAACTTAAATCAATGCCAGGATTTGTTGTTACCCTTGCTGACTATATGTATAAATCAAACTTTGTCGCTGATCAGGAAGTCAACATGGTTGCTTTCCTAACCGAAATCATGTTGGAGTCTGAGTACAAATGACAGAGATAAATCCACTCGCAACAGTTATTCTTAGTGATTATACTACATATAACCGTATTGGTGACAGAGGTGTTCTAACTGAAGTAAAACACGTTGAACGTAACGGACATACATCAGTTGAGAAACTTGTTATTCATACTACTTATAATGCAAATGGTACACTAAACGCACCTAAACATGATCAAGGCCAAGTATTGGATATTTCAATATGAGTGAATGGTTTAAACGTCTAATCAATAAGCATACTTGCCACTTTTGTGACAAGAAACTTGATAAAAAAGAGATATATAGTATTACTATGGATACATTAGAAGGTCCGCACACCGTATCATCCTGTGCTGCTTGTGCTGATGATTTCAATGATATCTTAAAAGCGATAGAGGATGTACATAATGAGCAAGGACTATAGCCCATTTGATTTTATGAATGCTGTATCTTTTACTAAAGAAGATCTCATTCATAACCATACTAATCCAGATCTAATTGAAAAACAATATTCTCCTTATATGGTAAACCGTGGATTTACTAATTTCGAGGATACTATTCTTCATGCAAACGAAATGAACCAACGACATCATTTGTTTAATGATGCTCAATTCCAATATTATCGTGGAGCTCTAAGGAAGCGTAAGCGTTTTTCAAAGTGGCCAAAAGCCCAGAAAAGCGATGATTTAGATGCTATTCAACACGTGTATCAATGCAACCGCACCGTAGCCAAACT